CACGACCATTTCGATACTCACTTTGGGGGGAATTACGGTCACTTGCTCAAAGTGGTGAGTTTCGTAGCGAGAGCGTCTTTCGCCAACCCCTGATTCGTAAGCCTTTCCCGGCTTACATGAAGCATTCGAGAGCGGGAGGATCTCACCAAGGAATCAATCCACCGAACGTGCCTATCGAGATTTTCATCGCCTGCAATCAGAAAGACGGAATCGACGTGCGAACCTACGAGGCTCTACATACGACGCTAGATCTGGAAGATCTCTATGCGATCTTGGAGATGAAGCAGTCTCGGGATTCCTGGCTTCATGCCGAAGCCATCAACTCTGATGTTGTCGAGTTGAGGCATAACAGACACTCTCTACCATAAACGAGGAGATCTGTCATGGCTAGTGGACAAGTAATTTCGAGCCTTTTGATTGAGATAGGCGTGAGCACCCCTGATGCTGAGAAAGCATCGGCGAACATCGATAAGGTCAAAGGCTCAGCGAAGAAACTCAAAGACGAGGGTGGAGGCTTTGTCAAAGACTTCACTTCTGAGTTCTCTAAGATGTTCGTGATCACGGCTGGGGACTTGGCTAGCTTCGCCAAGGCTGTTCCCCAGGCTTTGATTGCCGCTGCTAAACAGGTTTTCAACTTCGTAGATCAGACCACTGAGGCGGTTGCTAAGATCTCCCATGATGCGAAGGCATCGGGGTTAGGGGTCGAGGAGTTCCAGCGGTTAGGGAAAGCCGCGGAGAAGTCCGGGGCTAACTCTGAGGTCTTGGGCAAGTCCGTTCGTAAGCTCAATGCTCAGTTGCTTGAAGCTGCAGCCGGTGGCGGTCAAGGGTTCACGGAGGCTCTTGGCGATGTTGGCTTGAACCTGGAAGATCTCAAGGGCAAGTCGGCAACGGAGCAGCTTGGCATTATTGGTGATGCGCTCAATGGAGTCACCGATAAAGCCAAGCGGTCAGCATTGTCGGCTAAGCTCTTAGGAGAGGAGGGAGGCCCTCAGCTTGCTACCCTCTTGTCCAAGGGGTCGAAGGGGATTCGAGAGTTAGCGGACAATGCTGAGGGGATGATATCGGCGGAGACGATTCGGAAATCTCAGGCTTTCCAACTCCAGATGAAGGAGTTTGAGAATGTCCTGATGGGGGTCAAGGCGACCATCGCTACAGCTCTCGCTCCGACCATTCAGAGTCTCATTGGCATCGTTCAAGATTGGCTCAAAGAGAATGAAGCTTTCATTGAGCAAGATCTGCCGGTCATCATTGATCAACTAGCGGCGAGCTTTGAAGCTCTCTATGGATTTGTCGAGCAATCGACGGAGGCTTTCCGGGAGCTAGCGGAGGTTACGTCTCTGCTCAATATGGACGTAGCGAAATCGGTCCCTGCTTGGGACTCTATCGCTAAGTCTCTATTGTCAATCCGCAATCCGATCAAGGATGTAGCGGACGTGATCCGCATCTTACTAGACCAGATCGAGCGATTGATCAACAAAGTCCCGCAGCTAGAGGTACTCGCTGGGAGAGTTGGCTACAACGCTAAAGAGCGACGTGAGGGGAAACAGAAATCGCGTCAAGAATCCGCGGACGAGGAGCGGAGGGGTCGAGAGGCGATCAATGCAGCGAATCAGCTTGCGGCTCAGAAAGGTGCTGAAGCTCAGCTTGATTCCATTCTCCAGAACAATGTCAGGATCAAAGTAGTGAGTACGGCGAAGCCCGGAAAGAAGTTCTCCGAGGCTCAAAAGACGCTATTGCGAAATGCCAATATCTCGGACTCCGAGATCAGCACTTTGGAAGATCGCAATGTAGCTCGTGCTCCCAAGGGGACAGGAGGCCGAGGGTCTAAAGCACCTAAGCCGGAAGCCGTTGCGGCGGAGGCGGTTCTAGCTCAGATGGAGAGTCGGACTCTCTTGGGGCAGGCGCTTAGTAAGCTAGGGTCGAGCTATATCGATCAGCTCCCTGGGTTGAAGCGAATGCAGACGGGCGAAGAAGCCTACAAGCCCGAGGTTGTAATGACCATCAATAACTACAACTTCGACAATGATATTATCATCAAGGGTGAGGCAGATCCGCTAGCGACGGCTAAGCAAGTGGCGACTGCGATCAAGCAAGAGTTCAACATGCGGCTGAGCAAAGTCGGGTTGGCCTCACAAGTCAATGTGGAGCGTTGAGTTTATGCCCGCCCCCATTCTCCCTTACGTTGTAGCGAGCCCCTTGGCAGGCATCCTGGGGATTTCTACGTGTAGTTTCTTCCGGTTGATCCCCCCGGCCTATGCCGTGCCCATGGAAATTTTAGCGGACGTGGTCCCTGGGCTTAGCCCCCTGAGGGTTACGTATGGCATGGTGGATTCTGAGCAGTATACGGAGTCCTACACGGTGACTCAGAATGCCATGCAGGATTTCTCCAACATCACGACGAACGTTCATCGGGAGCTTGTGACGTTGACAATCACGGGGACGCTTTCTAGCTCGTTGCCTTTCAGCATGGCTCAGCTACCGAGTTCCTTGAAAGGTGGTCTGACTCCTCCGACATTTGGATTCCGGGTTGACCTACTCCAAATGGCGAATCTCCAAAGGATCGCTTCTCGTCGAGAGCCCATCATGGTGGTGACTCCGAGGGTTTCCCTTGCCAAGGGGTTCATTACGAACATCACTCGTCCGTGGACGCCGGCTGATGGTGAATCTACGCCGGTATCTGTGACGGTTGTGGAAGCCTATATCGCTAATCCGTTAGCTCTATCGGCTCTCCCGGATACGGATACCTTGGCCCCAGGGAATGCTCAATCCGTAGGAGGTGGGGAGGGAGCTACCACCCCCTCCAACGCTTCAGCGTCTGCCCCACCTGTGGAACAAGTAAGCCCGCAATCGGGTAACAGGATTCCCGCATAATATGGCATTTCAAACACTCACCGTTCAAGTCAACGGATCTCAGCACTTCTCTCAGTGGTTGACACTGGACGACGTGTTGTTCCGATTGGACTTCTACGTGACTCGGGTGATTGAGCTAACGACGGGTGAGGTCATTTCACGTTGGTATTTGGATCTCTACGATGGAGGCAATAGCCCGATCGTTATGGGGATTGGGGTCACGACAGGGATTGATATCCTGTTCCCTTACCGAGCCTACAAGATTCCAGCAGGCAAGCTATTCGTCTATCCCAACGTCCAAGTCGGGAACGGGACAGGGTACGACGATCCAACGGAGACGACCTTCGAGGAAGATCTAGCATTCGTTGACTATCAGACTGAGGCTGAAGTCGAAGCGATGGGATTGGCGGATGACTAATGCCTATCTCATTCCCAAACTTCCTACAGGTCTCGGCGCTGGTTACGGCAGGGGTGGTTGTGCCTCCTGCTTTAGCTGGGGTGAGCCCTAGCCCATTGGTCTATGCCAACTTGGACGGAAATGGGCTTAGGATCGATTGGGATGTAGAGCGGACCCGGACGGCAAGTTACGACACAGGGACGATCACCATCTATAACATGGGGCTTCCAGCCCTCCTCGCTCTCAAGACCTATATCGGATTCGCTACCGCCCCTATTAATGCGTTGCTCCCTTTGAACGTCGAGTTCTCTTTGGGATGGGGTGGCTTGGTCGAAAAGATCTTAGTGGGCAAGCCCTGGGTTTCTAAGCTCGGTCAGCGAATCGGGACAGACGTTGTTACGACCCTAACGATCTCCGATGGAGCAACCACGGGGACGGATGCTAGCTTGGGGGCTAGCTTCGCTGAGATGTTTGTGGAGACGGCTCTATTACTTGTCGTTTCCGCCCCACCTCCAAATGGACTTGGTTGGCCGATAGATCCAGCGAGCAAGGCTTTGATCACCGCTAGGATCGCTACGCTCCCGATCAAGAAGACCAACTTCATTGAGCAAGGGAACACTGTGGAGACCGTAGATGGTTTCATGGCGACCCTTGGGCTTGAGTGGAAAGTTCACAATGGCAAGTTCATAGCGATGGATAAGGGAAATGCCGCTACGGCGAATCCCTTGGCTACGGTCCTGAAAGCCGGAGGTGGGTTGATCTCCTGGGAGCAACTCGACAATGGGGGAATCTCTTGTAGGGCTCTAGCAAACCCGAATGTCTCCCCCGGTTCGCAAATCGTTGTGCTTGACGCCTTTGGAGTCCCTGTGGGATCACCCGCTTTCCGAGTAGAGCGTATCCGTTTCACCGGAACAACCATCGGTGAATCCATCATGGAGATCGAAGCGAGAAAGTCGGTGCTTCTGTGAGCGCCAGAGCCAATAGGACGGGTGTCTATGAGTTACCGGAAGTCCCGGAGCTGGAAGACATCTTCAAGGTTTGGGCTCGTAGGATCAAGCTCAGCATCCGAACGAACACCGTAGGCAAAGTCATTGTCTACGATCCAGCGACTCAGAAAGCCACCGTCTCCGTCGAGATCTTGCAGATCGTCAAGGTGTTCAATATCCCGACCGACCCAAATGCCGTTGCTCCGAGCCCTCCGGCGATCCTGACAAACATCCCCGTCGTCTGGCCCCGAGGGAGTACCGGATATATGACTACTCCTCTGTTGCCTGGGGCTACAGGGGAGATACGGATTCAGGACCGGAGTCTGCATCAGTGGATGCTGTTAGGGGCGGCGACCGATCCAGTGTTGGCATTTACTCATGCCTTGCAGGATGGAGTCTTTGAGCCGGGGCTCCATGCGGATATCAATCCGATCACCCCACCCACAGATCAAACTGCCACGGTCTTGCACGACGATCTAGCGATCAAGCTCGGGAGGGCGGCGGCATTGGGGGTCGCTCGACAAACAGACACGGTGACACAGGGGCCGGATATGACGGCTTTCATGGCGGCGACGGTCACCGCTTTGAATACCATCGCGGCGGCGGTACCTGTGGCGATTGTCCCGCCGATTCCTCCGGGTACCTTAGGAACAATCACCACGGCTTCTACAAAGGTCAAGGCTGAGTGAAATGGACATTCAGATCGATACGAACAGCGATCTACTGATTCAGAACGGTGACTTCCAATGGGTCAAGGGTGCCTACGCAATTGGCCAGCATGTCAAGATGCGGTTGCAAACTTGGCTGGGAGAGACCCCTTATGATACGGCTGCGGGAGTCCCTTACCTTCAGGTGATCTTTCAAGCGGGGACTTCGAGGGAGTCGATCAAGTTCATCTTGGAGCAAGCGGTCTTGGCAACCCCTGGAGTTACCGGGGTCAACCTCAGCTTTGATTTCGACAATGCGACCAGAGAGATGACGGTTACGGGAACGCTCACGGCACTCAATGAGGAGATTCCTTTCTCCATTACCGTGACCCCTCCGTAGAATAGAGGATATGTCAATGCTCCAAATTAATGCAAACGGACTTTCGACTCAGACTCAAACGGAGATCTGGGAAGAACTCATGGCGAAGCTTCAGGCTATTTTCGGTAACAGCCTGAATACCGACATTAGCTCGATCTCCGGCCAGTTCGGTCGAATCATGTCCGAGCTTAGAGCCGTGGACCAACAGGCTCTCTTGGATGTGTATCGCTCTTTCGACCCCAACGGAGCTTACGGGACAGCTTTGGACGCCCGAGCGGCCTTGACGGGCTCGGTTCGACATGGTGAGTCTTTCTCGACCGTAGAGGGCTTGATTGAGTTTGCCGGTGTCGGAGCCGTCGCTAACGGCGATCTGATTCTGAATGTTGATCAAGATACTCAGTGGGAGCTAATCAACGGGCCGGTAACGGACGGTGGTGGCCCCTATCCTGAGTTTGTAGCGGCTACGTTTGAGGCGGTAGATCCAGGGCCGATTTACGCGAATGCTGGCACCACTTGGTCGGTGATCACCATCAGCCCTAACTTCACGGGATTCACAAATCCAGTGGAGGATGCAACGCCGGGAGAGTATACGGAGTCGGATGCGGACTTTCGTAGGCGTCGGACGATCGAGCTATTCGCCCAGGGCCAGGGCCCATTATCGACGATCAATGCGATTGTCAGCAAGGTGAATACGGCTAACGGCCGAGTGGATACGGTTCGGACGTACCATAATCCCAACATCAATCCCGTTGATTCGGACAATATCCCATTCAAGGCATTCAACGTGGTCGTCGAAACCACTCCGGCGATTCCTCCGGCCGGACTCCAGCAGGATATCTTCGACGCCATCTTGTCCGCCATGGGGGCCGGAGGCTACGCATACGGGACGGGCTACATGGGATTCAGCACTGACACCGAAGGGCAGATGCACCCGATCGCCTTTGATGTTATCTCAGAGGTTGACGTCTACTTGGCCGTCAATGTAGATCTAGTTGCTATGGGAGATCCTGACGGCCCGGTAGTTCCGGCCGATCAGCTCCAGTTTGCGACCTTGATCCGAGATACTTGCGTGGCTACGGCTGCGAGCTTCAAGAAGATTGGACGGGATGTTCGGGAACTCGACTACTTGGGAGCAATCCAAAACTTGATCCTGACGGGGCAGATCAGCGGAGTCATCGGGGCTCAAGTCCAGCTATCGACAGTATCGAAACTCGGTCCCTACACTCCGACGAGTATCTCTATCGGGATACGTGAGAAGCCCGACACAGACTCTGGGGAAATCTCCGTGGCTCTCTCGGGAACGGTGGTGATACCGTAGTATGGCTCTTTGGGGTTCACCGTTTGGCTTCCCCTTCCCCTGGGGCGGGGCAGATCTAGGCGACGAATTCGCTTGCGCTCTCAGCCAGGAACGAGTGCTGGTGCAGCATCCCGACGCCCCCGGAGAGCGGATCTTTCGAGACTGGATCTGTGCCTTCTCCGAACAGGCCGGCGATTACTTAGACGTGATTCAGGATGTCAAGAACGCCCTGACTCTCGATACCGCCGTAGGTGTTCAGCTCGACATGATCGGCAGCGTCGTGGGCTTGCCTAGATCGGGCTTCTCGGATACGAGATATCGGACTCTGCTCACGATTCAGACCAAGCTCTTGATCGGCAGACTCCCTGGTAATCCCAACTGGACGGGGACAGTCCAGAACATCGTCGATATTTGTCGGACGTTCATTGGCCCGGCTGTCATTCCACCCGTCGTCTTACAAAACACACCACCGTATGCTTTCGTGCTTTCTGTTCCAGGTGGACTTTCCTTGGATGATATCAAGCTACTCGCAAGGTTTGTCTGTAAGGCAATCTTCGCGGCCGTCCTCGGCCAGATTATCTTCGATCTTGATGGCACCGTTTACTGCTACGTGATCACTGCCGACACACCTTTCGCCGGGATCTACTGCTACGCCGTGGCCGCTGACACCCCCGGAGCTGCTCTCTATGATCACGTTGTTGTGATTGGAGACGGATGTTGACCGAATACGAGATTCTAAGGAGATCATCAAATGGCCGTTAAACCCACCGCCGTCTTCACATTGGCTACGAACCCGGTGTATACTGCCGGAGCTTTTCTTGGCAGCCCTACCCGCGTCATTTTCCCGGACGTTCTCAACGGAATGCTGCCTGGGACTGGAGTAGCCGCATCCCATATCAATTATGGGTTAGGGATTACCGGCGATTGGCTCACCGATTGGCTGCAATATGGCTCGGCCTTAGCGACCTTGGATGCGCATATTGTCGAGACAGATCCCACGGGTCATTCGGCAATCGGCTCACTAGAACTCGGAGGTACTGCCGGAGTCGCTTTCGCCCTTGAGGTTTCGTCGAATGCGGGTGCTCCGGCTGAGGCGATTCTTGTTACGAACAACCATGGCGGTTTCGCCATGTTGGCGAACAACACCTCGGCATCTGCTACGGTCAAGGCTCAGAACTCCGGGACGGGTTACTGTTACGATGGAACGAACCTGGGGACGGGTGGCGGAATCAATCTAGTCGCCTTGTCCACGGGGCGGGGAGTGAATGTAACCTCCGTCAACGGGGACGGGGTGCATAGCGACGTAAGCGGCACGGGGCACGGTGGTTACTTTAGGGCGGGGGGAACGGGGCGGGGGGTGATTGCCTACCGTCAGCCGACAGGTGGCCCTGCAGGTAGCTTCCATACGGACGGTGCGGCTGCGCCCCTCCGGGGCATCCTAAACTGTGAGCCGGGAGTGGAGCCCACGGCCCCGGTGGATGGAGACATTTGGGTTGAAGGTGGTACGGCTGGATTCGGGCGAGGCAGCTTCCGATGGTACGACGCTGATGGATCTCCGGGAGGTGGTGGACCCGGTTTCCAGAAAGCATTTTCCTCCGCGACCGGGATTGGATATTTCTACGCGGCGACTGAAGCAAGCTCGACTGAAGCAGCCGGCGTACTCACCACAAAGACAACTTTGACTTTGGATGCTTCTGGATCTCCCGGTCAAGGTCAGGGCAAGTACGTTTGTCACTGGAGTTGCGAGGTAGAGCTAGACGCTGGTGCGGCGTTAACCACTCGTTGCTATATCGAGTTCCAGGAGAACGGAATGGTGATCTCGACCGCTAACATTGACTTCGTAGCAGTCGGTCAGCCAAAG